TGTAGCACCTGGCCCTGGAACTGCGTGTAGAGATCGTTCGAGTTCATCTGGAAAGCGCGACGCTGGGCGTCGTTGCCTAGAGTGGCCTCGAGCTCGGACATTTTGGCTTTGAGCTTCCCGCCGTACTCCTCCGCCAAAGGCTTGCCGTCTGGGCGCTCCAGGGCGTTGACGCCCTTGAGATTGACGTAGCCTTCCTTCGGATCATAGGCCAGGCGCATTGATTCTGCCTTGGCCTGGTTCATCATGTCGTCGACGCGGAGTTGGTTGGCCATGGTGGCTTTGTCGATTTCGATGGCCGTTCCGACCTGACCGGCTCCAGTGATCGAGGCGCCGAGTTCTTGCGTTTGTTTGGCCGCCACCTGAGCGCTGTTATCCTGCGCGTTGACAATCGTGGTTGTCGACGAGTTGTTCAGGCCGTTGCTAAAGTTCGAGACTGTTGGTATCTGTGGCATTAGTATATCGCCCTATTCGTTGCGATTGATTCCTGGATGGCCGTTTGCACGGCGCTCGTATCTCTCGGCGTGCTGCTATCTCTCGTTACTTTATCAAGTTCGTACTTGCTCTTGGCGATGGAGCTCGCGCTGTTGATGAGGCTGGTCAAACCGGAGGTGAACGGGTTCATCCCTTTAGCCGTCGAGCGAGCGCTGCGCGCCGTGTTGCTGTAGTTGGTGCTCTGGGTGCGGTAGCCCCACGCCGAGCGAGCGGCGTTGGCCGCTTCCGTATTGGCGGCGATCTCGCCGAAGGTATCCGTCGTGGTCAGGATATTCTGGGCGGTGACGCTCGCGATGTCTACGCCATTGGCGGCAAGCGCGGCCTTCTGGCTGCCCTTAAGGTTGGCCGTCTTCAGCCGCTCGGATTGCTCGCGGCGCTGGCCAGCGAGAAGTTCGGATTGAGCGGCGAGCTCGGTAATACGCGCGTTGGCGTCCGCTACCGAGGCGTCGCCCTTTAGTTTATTCTTTTCGGCCTGGGCGCTGTAGAAGGCGCCGACAGACGACATGCCAGCCCCGAAGCCTTGGACTCCGAGAGACGCTTTAGCTGCGGTGGCGCTATTCAGATCAAAGGTCATGTCATCCTTATTCTATATTGGCGCTGTTTCGATAGGCATACCAGGGACTACGCCCCGATAGCTACTTCCATCGATAGTGAAACTAAAGTAAGCGCGAGCGGATTGGTGTGGCGAAGATAGATACTAGCATCGTCGCCCCAGTTCGGCTTAACGTCGATCTCAAGCTCGCCCGTCTTCAAGAGCGGTGGCGAGCCGTAGGGCTCGGTCGTGCGGATCTTGCCCTCGATGAGGCTGTCAAGGCCAGGGCCGACGAACGGTGCCCCTGACTGGTAGAGTCGCAGCCATACTTTGTTTGCGTTCTTCTTGCGTCCTTGGCCCAGGGCCTGGGTCTCGAAGGCCATTGGCAATGTCTGTAGATCGCCGATGATGGGCAGGCCGATCTGGATGACGCTTGCCGAGTTGTCTAAAGTCACGGCGCCACCGGTGACGGTCAGCGGACGGTGGACGGCGCCATCGGCTAGGATGTTCACGGTCTCGCCCTCGAGGTAGCTCAGGCCAGAGAGGCTGGACACTGGTGCACCATCGTAGGTCGCCCCGCAATCCACGAAGAACTGGTCCTCTACGTCGACGAAATTCCGTGTGTGCAGGCGTTCAATATAGCGAACGGTCGAGCCGTTAATCGAGCGCTGGATCACCGCGTACATAGCGTCTTCCGCCCCTTCCGCGACGATGCACACCGACTCGATGATACTCTGACCGGCGAGGGTGTACGTGTCGTGGGTGTGCCATGCGGCGATCTGTTGCTCGGGCACATACGTCATGCCGAGCAGGACGCCGTTGGAGCTTACGTGCCAGGTAATAGGCTGCGGGCTTTTCGCGTAGGCCTGGTCCGTGATGGTCAGGTTATCGAAGAGATGCGGTGCCCGCAGCGATAGATCGCCCGACGAGAAGCCCTGCGAGTTGAATGAGTACGCCATCTCCCGGACGTGGCCGCCGCGCGCTGCGCAGTAGATCACGTTGTTGTTCACGATGAGTGGGCGGACATTGCTAGAGCCGATGTATGATTGCGGCCGTACCGAGAAGGATGTCGGGGTCAGCGCATCGGTGTTGATCGAGGTTACACGCCACTCCGCCGAGGACGTGAGTAGGAGTAAACTGGTCAGCGGCACGATATGCCGAATGGAGTTCGCCTCGCGTGCGGCGATGCGGAAGCTGATCGCATCGTCATCCCGCGTAGGGATCGAGTACGCCAGGTTGTTCTCGGTGCTCGAGCGGGTGAGCCAGATGTTCTGTGGCTTGTTGGTGGTGCTGGCCCACACCTTGCGCTGTTCGAAGTAGCTGACGGCGCTCGGGTAGTTGCCCGTGCCGACGAAGGGGGTGTTCGCAATCAGCGGCGTTTTGCCGATGTCCGCGGTGATGTTCTCGTCCTTGAACGTCAGCCCGTCTGTCTGGCCGATGTACCCGTACAGCCCGTTGTCTTGCTTGTAGATATTATAGCGAATCGCGTCAGTGACAGCGGACCAGGCCACGGTGTTGTAGCGACCGGAGGTGAGCAGGTTGTTGGTGCAAGTGGCCGCGGAGGAGGTCAGCGACTCCTCGAGCCCGGTGCTATCGACTGCGGTGACTTTGTACGAATACGTCGTCGTGACGTCAACGGCCGAAGGTGTGGCAGAGACGCCCGCGGGGACCGCAAGAGCGGACGAGAACGTCGACACTACAAGCTGCCATTGCGTGGCGCCCAGGCGGCGAAGCTCACTCGGCGGGTAGTTTGGGTGCGTGATCGTGAACACGTCTGCCGATTGCTCGTAGTGCAGATCGAAGAGATCCGCCTCGAGATACGGGGTTGGCATTTCGAAGATGTCGCCTGACGGCATGGCGTACCAGTAGACCGCGTTGGGCGGCAACTGGTTGGTGTGCGCAGTGATGCAGTAATAATTCACGCCACCCGACAGCGCGAGATCCCCGACGGCGTACGCGGTGACAGCGGACCAGGCCGTTGGGGGAGAAACCAGGAGCGTGGCGCCGTTGGTGTGGAAGCGGATGTATTGGTCGCCCATCTCAATGCAGAGTGTCTGGGTCGTGGAGTAAGAGAACGGCCGCACAACGGCCTTCTTGTTCGCGTTCTTGGCCGCGCGCACGTAGGCAAAGCCTGGGCGGTTTGCTACAGGGCCGTGGGGTAGCACCCAAAAATTGCGGATGTCCGCCAGCCCTGTCTGGAATTTTACGTCCGTTAATTGGCCGTAAAATTCAGGAGTGAGGACGCCGCCGTTGAATGATTTATCGAGAGTGCGGACGTTCTTCATCGGTTACTGATCCACGAGACGCTGTGCTGTGTGCGTACTTGTTGGTTGCGGGCGTCGGACATTGTGGCCTTGCCCAGGAGCGTCATCGCTACTTGGAGGCAGCGCTTGCCTTCGGCCGCACCGATCTCGCCTTTGATGATGGGGCCTGCCATGTAGCTGGCGAGGTACCAGGATAGGGTGTCGACGAAGAGCGCCGAGAACTTCGCGCTATCGGTCACGCGGATGGTGTATTGGAGGACCGCGTCCTCCTGGTTGGTATAAATTACCGTGCTACCATCAGCAAGCGTGGCGGTGTCGAAAGGCTGCGGAACCGGGACGCCGGAACCATACGGCTCCGCGCCAAGGCTCACGTATCCAGGGGCGACGTACGCGGACGGATCTGTCTGGGTCGCCGGGGCGTAGACACCGATAACGCGCATGGCGTTTGAGGGCATAGAGTACGCGTACGTCCAGATGATAAGCGGCTCTTCGGTAAGAAGAGCGCCCGCGGCGTAGCGGGTGTTGAATTTGAAATCGTGCTGCTCGAGTAAAGAGTCACGGGCAATGGGGTAGAACCGTGAGCAGTGCTCCGCCTGGGAGCTGCCCTCTGGAGGGTTGAGCGACGTAACCGTAGCGCTGTCGCCAAGGTGGGCGAGGGCGAGATTCGAAATATCAACTTCGGACGTCATCAGAACCTCTTAAAAGAGGGGAGGTTTTTTAGGCCTCCCCGAGTACCCTCGCACAGTGAATTCGTAAATTATTTACGCCAGTTCCTCGTCGTCAGGATGTGGCGGATTCTTGATAAGCTGGATGAGCTTGGTTCTACTCGCGTTGCCTGGATACTTGATGTTCTGGGCATCGCACAATTCTTTAAGAGCAGGAGCGCCAAGGCCTTCGAGGCCAGTGTCGCTATCGTGTTTTTTACCGGAGTCGACGGGGGTGAACCACGACGCGGGCTTATCCGTAGGGTTGACAAAAAATTTATCACCAGGGATGCGGTAGCTGTCGTAGAAACCAATGCCGGTTGCGACAACTTCAAGGGTTTTAGCCATAGTAGTCTCCTGTTAAGATGAGGGGATTGGGGGTGGGTTGAACCCCACCCCCGTATTAATTAGCCTACGTAGAAGCCGCTAGCGTATGCTTTGAACTTGCTGATGTCTTTGGTGAGGTAAGCATCAAAGGTACCAGCCGTCAGCGGACCACTTGCTACGGTGTAGCGCAGACCGAGGTAGCGTTTGTACTCAGCGGTTGGCAACTTGATGATCGCCAAGTTCGTGCCCGCAGGCGAGAACGTAGCGAACGCCAGGGCGCCGGTGCTGAAGTGTACTACAGGCGCCGTTGCCAAGCCGACAGCGGTGTCGGACTCGAGCGTTACGGTGAGTGTAGCATCCGAACCGGTGTCGGTTGCGGCGGTGAGCGTGGTGACAACGAGGTACAGGTCTTCACCTGAGCCGATGTCCTGGATGGCGTTCGGGCCGACAACTACGTTCAGATCGATTACGTTCGTGCTGATCGCGGTCGCGGTTACTGCCTGAGCATCCGAGAAAAGAAGTTGGGAGTCGAGTATCATTGTATTCTCCTAAAAGGTTGGGATGCCCGGGGTGTGGTGGCCCCGGGCGTTAGGCTTAGACTACGCGCGTCTCAGTGATGGTCAACTGATCGACGGTGCGTACCGGAACCCCGAAGAACTTCAGAGTGCCGTTGTTCACACTGCCTGGTGCTACTTGACCGAACTGGTTCGTCGAATCTTGGATCGACAGCGCTGTGTTCGACTTATCGAGCGCAGCGATGGACAAGAACTCTTTGATCGTACGGTTGGCGTAGAACACTGCCTTGCCTTTGCCCATTGCTGGGATACGGGCCATGGCTTTCAGCATCAACTTGATAAGCGCGGTCGCAGCGGTCGAGGCTTGCGTACCGGTTTGGGCCAAGGTGTCGCTGATGTCGACGTTCGCGATACGAACGACATAACGCCAGTCACGCACCGAGATACCAACTTTCCACTGCCAGTGATCGGCGTACGCGCGGTAGCGGTTGTTGCTGCCGTCGAAAGCATCGATCAAGCCGAGATCTTCGTGCATAATGCCCGCTTGCGAGCCTTTAGGGAAGATCAAGTGAACGGTCGTTGGGCTCCAAACAATCAGCCACACCGAGGTGTTATCCGAACCCGTACCGCCAGCATCGATGATGTTGGTAGCGTTGGTTGCGCTGAGTGAGTTGTAGCGTGGGGTCAAGCCCGTGAAGCGCTCTGG